CTCTCATTACCCATTAGCCCAGTACGCTGGATAACTTTTGGGTGGCCACCTTGAGGAAGGTTAAATCCTCAAAATTAGAATCGATTCGACTGTAATAAATAACATTTAAAGGAAAAGACAATGACCAATATGGCGAACATTACACGGCCCAATGCCGTGAATGGGAACCAGTCAAATACCTATGCTAATAAGTACGCTACCGCCCTTAAGTTATTCTCTGGGGAGGTCTTCACAGCGTTCAATAATGCTTCTATTTTTAAGGGATTAGTTAGAAACTATACTCTAAGAGGTGGTAAGTCTAAGCAGTTCCTTTTGACTGGTAAATTAAGTGCAGGTTATCACACTCCAGGTGAGCCAATCCTAGGAGATACCGCACTAAAGGCAAACGAAAAGACAATCTTAATGGATGATCTTCTCGTTGCTTCACAGTTTACTTATGACCTTGATGAGGTACTTTCACAGTATTCCACAAGATCTGAAATAAGTAAGCAAATCGGTGAGGCTTTAGCCACACATTATGATACTAGAATTGCAAAAGTTCTAGACATTGCTAGTAGAGAAGCAAGCGTAGTTACCGGTGAGCCTGGTGGATTTGAAGTTTCAATCGGAGCTGGTAATCAACTAAATGCTCAGAAAATTGTAGATGGTTTCTTTGAAGCTGCTTCAGTTTTAGATGAAAGAAGTGCGCCTCAGGAAGGTCGTAGCGCAGTACTTTCACCTCGTCAGTACTTCAGTTTAGTTTCTTCTGTAGATACAAATATTCTTAACCGTGACCTAGGTAACTCTCAGGGTGACTTAAACAGTGGTAAGGGTCTAGTATCTATTGCTGGAATTAGAATTTATAAGTCAAATAATCTACCTTTCATGGCAGCTTATAACTCTGCTGTAACTGGTGAAAATAATGATTATGCAGACGCAAATGCAACATGTTGTGGATTAATCTTCCACCGTGAAGCTGCAGGTGTAGTAGAGGCAATTGCTCCATCAATCGAAACAACTTCTGGAGATTTCCATGTCCAGTATCAGGGTGATTTGATTGTTGGTAAATTAGCTTGTGGTGTCGGATCTCTCCGCACTTCAGTAGCTGGTTCTTTACAAGCCCAATAATATTTTGCCCTAGGGGATTTATTTCCCCTTCGGGGCTCCCCGTTCCCTAGAAAATTAACGATAACATGGCAACACTTTCAAAAGCCACAAAGCTAAATGCTGTAAATACAATTATATCTAATATAGGACAATCTCCTGTTACTTCTCTTGAGTCAGGTAATCCTCTAGTAGAAACAGCTGAGCAAATTTTAGATGAAGTTACAAGAACAGTACAAGCTGATGGCTGGGTGTTCAATTCAGAGCAACATTATACCTTTACTCCTAATGCAAGTAAGGAAATAGAAATCCCTACTAATGTATTACAACTCGATACATCTAGACATGCATCAGGTAGTAGTGGTTCAACAGATAGAGTGGTTATAAGAGGTGGAAAGCTTTATAACAAAACTGACCATACTTATACCTTCGACGATGCAATAGCTTTAGATGTAGTTTGGCTCTTTAACTTTGATGATCTACCTGAAGCATTTAAGCAATATATAACAATTAGAGCTGCCAACATTTTTGCAGGTAGAAGTGTAGGTTCATCAGAAGCTGTCAAGTTTGGTGAGCGTGAAGAGCTATTAGCTCGAGCCTCAGCTATTGAATACGACACATCACAAGGTGACTACAGCATCTTTGATGACTATGACGGAAATCAGACATATCAAAGTTATCTACCAATAAACACAATATCTAGATATTAATTATGAGTGCTGTATCTCAACAAATACCAAACCTGATGGGTGGGGTGTCTCAACAACCTGACCCATTAAAACTACCAGGTCAAGTTAGAGAGGCAGTCAATGTTTTATTAGATCCTACATTTGGCTGTAAGAAAAGGCCGCCTACTAGATTCTTAAATGAACTAGCCACAAATATTCCTGAGAATGCTTCTTGGTTTCCTATCTTTAGAGATGATAAGGAAAGATATTTAGCAGCTGTTTATCAGGGAACAAATTCATCTACCACATATGTGGTTACTGTTGCAGCAAATAAATTGATCCTTGATGGTGGATCAGCTAATGCAACCTTAACTCTTAATGAAGGAAGTACATATATATTTGATTTAGGTGATTCAACCTGTGCAAATAAAACCTTAAAATTTTCTACTACAGCTGATGGTTCTCATGGTAGTGGAAGTGAATATACAACAGGTGTTGTAAGTTATGGAACTCCAGGTACTACAGGAGCTTTCATAAAAATCACTATAGCTTCTAGTGCACCTACTCTGTATTACTACGATAGTACTACTGCTAGTGCAGGTGGACAGATCAATACAAATACCAACTCAACCTCTTCTACTCACATCAGAATATGGGATGCTTTAAATGGGCATGAAAAGAAAGTAACTAGTATTGGTAATGCAGCTGATTATATAAAAGTTGCATCGGCTCAAAACTTAAGACCTTTAACTATTAATGACTACACCCTTCTCTGTAATCAAGAGAAAACCATTTCTATGTCAGAGAATACTATTGATCCTGCTGTACAAGAGGCAATAGTAGTAGTTAATCAAGTTGCATATAATACAACTTATGCAATTGATTTCTTAAGAGATGGTACTGTATCGGCACAAGAGAAGATATATAGAGCAAAAGTATTAACAGCTTCTCAAGTAGAAGAAGATACAAGTACAGGAAGCTGCCCTAAAGCAGGGTCACAGAGTTTTACTAAAGCTAGTGGATCAAAAACAGGACTAGGTTTTACTATTACGACTACATGTAATCCAACACAAGTTCAAACAGAAATAGAGCAACCTCCATACCCAACCCATGTATCAAGAGTAGCAGACTTTTCTAGATCTTTTCCATTTAAATATCACATGCAGGCTTGGGCTACCAAGTATCATGGTACTGCTACTTCACAACCCCAGAATCAAATAAGAAGTAGAACAGAAACCATTAATACATCAGCAGGAAATATTCAATTAAGGATAGATGTGAGGGCAGTAAAACACCCTAATGCAACTAGTGACGAGACCTATCCAGAGGATTATTCGGATACCAATAAGGCAGGAAAGAAATTATCTGAGTTTTGGGGAGATACCCAAAAGTGGGAATTTGATGCTGTATATGTTGTAGGAACACCCACAACAACTAGTACAGAATGGCAGACTGGTACTGAAATAGCCGCACAAACTACATTCAGTAGTGATATCAATTTAAACTATCCAGAGGGAGGAATTATTCCTTATGTCTCAGGTGAAAACACAGCTGGGATGCTGTTTAAGATAGAAACGATACAAAGACCAGAACCAACTATTGAGTATTCATATAAGTCTGTATATAACACTAGAGTTAGATTAAATAATGGTGGTCAAAACTGGAGGCAAGGCGATACGGTAACAGCTACCATGAATGGTCATGATTACACTATTACTGTAGAAGAAGAAACATTTAGTTTTAACTATGCCTCAGAAAACCAGGTTACACATACAACTCCATTAGATACTTCACAAGGACAATTAAATGTAGGTTCTATTGTGTCTGCTTTACAGGCTGGTGTTGATGGCTTAACTCCTTATTCAGCTACAGCTGTAGGTAATGTTGTTTATATAAAAAGAACAGACGGTAGAGAATTTAATATCCAAGCTAGGGGAGGTACAGTAAATAATGCTTTATATGCCATTAAAAACTCAGTTAATGATGTAAGCCTATTACCTAATCAATGTGAACCCGATGTAGTTCTATTGGTAAGGAACTCAGCTGATAGTGAATCTGATGATTACTATGTGAAATTTGTACCAGCCTCAGGAGAAATCCGAGGGATGGGATCATGGGAAGAAACGGTTAAACCTGGAATAGTCACAGACCTCAACACAGATACAATGCCTCATGCTCTTATTAGAGGAGCTGATGGTAATTTCACTCTTAGATCATTAGCTAGAATTCATGATGACACATTATTCTGGGCAGGTAGAGAAGTAGGGGATACAAAGACAAATCCAGCTCCATCTTTTGTAGATCAAAAAGTTCAAGACATGTTCTTCTTTATGAACAGGCTTGGATTCTTAACAGAAGATTCAGTAGTTCTAAGTCAACCTGGAGATTATTTTAATTTCTTTGTTGGTAGTTCTATAGCTGTATCTGATGCTGATCCTATAGATATGACAGCCTCAGCAACTAAGCCAGCTAAATTAAAAGCTGCTTTAGGGACACCTAAGGGTCTACTTTTATTTGCTGAGAATAGTCAATTTCTATTAGCTACAAGTGAGGCGGCGTTTGGTCCTGCAACAGTCAAGATGACTGAACTAACCAACTATGCCTATAGCTCTAAGATCAAACCATTAGAAACAGGCGTATCAATTCTATTTAGTACAGAGGCAGATACCTATAGTAAGGTGTTTGAAATGTCTGTTGACTCTATAGATAACAGACCTTTAGTAGCTGAGAATACAAGGATCATCCCTGAATATATTCCACCGGACTTAAAGACCTCTACAGCTAGTGCAAACAATAGTTTTTGTGCATTTGGAAATGACACAAACACCTTATATACCTTTAAGTTTTTTAATACTGGCAATGAAAGGAGTCTTGCAGGCTGGTCTAAGTGGCAATTGCCTGCAAAAGTAAAGCTCTTTGAGTTTGCTCATGATACTGGGTATTTTGTCTTATATAATAATGGTTCTTATATTCTCTCTAAATTAGAGTTTTTAGATGATCCTGAGACATCACCTATAAGTTTTGAAGGAACAAAGTTTGTACCAAGATTAGATAATTATCTTATAAAATCACAAGTAACTACAGAGGCAGGTGCTAGTACTACTAAACTAAGATTTCCAGCTGGAAGTTTTGTTGTAGATGCAACGCCTAATGTAATCTTTACAACAGGTGGTACAGCTACTTTATTTCAACGTCCAGCTATTCAAAGTGATGCAACTGGATATTATGTAGAAGTAGATAATGATATTGCTAGTGAAGATTTTATCTTAGGTTTAGAATATGATATGAGTGTAAGTTTACCTTCATTCTACCTAACCCAAGAGAAAAGAGCTGATCGCAATAACATACCTGTTGTTGAGAATGTATATCTAGACTTATATTTATCAGGTCGATATAGTGTAAGTATAGAAAAGACAGGTTACACAACCACATCTATTGATCTAGATGTAACCCCAGCTGACATTTATACAGCTAACCAGCCTGCTATTCAGGATGTAACTACTAAGCCTGTACCTATATTTAGTAGGGGAGACTTTGTAAAGATGACTGTAAAAGCACAAGATCCATTACCAGCAGCTATTACTAGCTATAGCTGGGAAGGACATTATAGCAATAGGGGTATAAACATATTACGATAGAAATAGATGAAACTTTACCGCGAAGCAACGTTTAAAGATGGCCTAAAGATTATAAATAAACTCAGACCTGACGATAAAGCAGAGGTGGAGGGGAGAGGTTTTTCTGTCCTCCATGTACCTTTTTCATTAGAGATTAGTGAATTCCCTACTGTCTTCTTTTCTCGAGAAGGAGAGGTAGCAGGTATCGCAGGTGTAGGGATCTATGATAATACAAAAATAGGTCAGATTTGGATGTTATGTACACCAGTAATAGAGAAACATCCTATTACATTTGTAAGAGGGGCTAAGAGTTGGCTTAAAGAAATAGAAGGCAACTATAAATTACTTTGGAACATCGTAGATGCGAGGAACAAAGTACATCATAAGCTCCTTAAACATTTAGGGTTTAAAGCCTTACAAACGGTTCCAACAGGACCAATGAATCTTCCATATTATGAGATCGTAAAAACATGTGCTTACCAGCCGTAACAGCTGCTACTGCGCCTTTATATACGTTGGCAATTGCTGCAGCTGGTACAGCCGCAACAGTGGGTCTAAGCATTGCATCTGCTAATCAGCAGGCATCCGCTGCACAAGCCAACTTAGATTTTCAAAGTCAAACACAAAGGCAACAAGTAGAGATGCAACGTCAGCAGAATCTGCTACAGCATCAACAACAACTACAGTCCCTACGTCTACAACAACAACAAGGAATAGATAATAGAAATCTACAAGTAGCCCAGGCAAATGCTCAAATGGTTAATCAATATAACCAACAAAGAGAAGCCGTAAGAAATGAAAGGGCTGCTATTTGGTCTAGACATGAAGCTAATAAGCTGACATATCAAAGATCAGTAGAGCAAGCAAGAACTAGAATAGGACTCAATAATGAGGCTGCAAATAGAGCTTATTTAGCAGAACAAACAAAAGTAGATGAAGCTAGAAAGAAAGCAGCATTTCAACAACAAGCATTATTAGCTAAAGCTATAGGAGATAAAGGAAGCATATTAGCGGCTGGAAGGAGTGGTCAATCAATAGGACTATTAATTAATGATGTTGAGAGACAGAAAGGATTCTCTCAAGCACAGATTAATGCAACTCTTGACTCTAAACGTGATGCTTCACTACTTGCTATGGAGAGTACATATATCCAGAATCAAAGTACTAATAACCAAGCTCTAAGCAATATTGCATTTAACCCACAAGATCCATACATACCACGAGACCCAAGAACCCCTCAATTCCTACGGGATCCAGTGGGTTTAGCGATTGATAGTCCATTTGCAGTAGCCTGATGACAAGAATAAAAAAAGCAAGTCAGGCAGGAGTGTCCTATCAAGGCTCCACGCCTGGAGGTAGGTTTCTAGCTATACAACCACCTAATGAAAATAGAGCTTTAAAGGAGTGGAAAGCAGCTAGAGAAGCTGATGCTAGAACTATTGGTAGAGAATTATCTAGGAAACAGAAAGCTGAAACAACTGCTTTAGGTTTACAACAAACATCCGATAGAGCTAATCAGCAACTTAGTCAACTAGGGGATAAAGCATCCTTAGCTCAAACACAACTATTTGATAAACAACAGCTACAATTAAACCAATTAATTACTAGGTCTAATACAGCTCTACAAGGAGCTGGTATGCAAGCTCAACAATCAGTAGAAGCTTCTAACCTAAAGGCTACAGGAACAGCTATAGA